ACAATTATCACCCCCCTTGACAGGATCATCGGTTCTTATGATGAAGTGGCAGACACAGAACTGACCACAAACGAAGGCGATGTCTACGGTATTGACAGGGATGCTGAAGCAGTATGGACGGATGCTCAAGTTTCCCATGGTGGAGTAGCTGGAACTGAAACTGACAGGACACTCACGCTAGGATTAATCGACGACGTTATTGCTGCATGCGAGCCTTACTGGGATTCTGACAAGAACAAGGTCATACTCACAGGATACGACACCGCCGCAAGGATTGCACAGCTTGAGAGGCCAAAAGAGGTTTACCCAACTGACGCCTATGTTGAGTTCACAGTAGAGGGCATAAAGGTCAGGGGAAAGGAGGCAGGTATACCAGTCGCAACATTCAACGGAATACCAATCATAAGATCCAACAACGTAGTCAAGGACACAATATCCAGAATCTACATCCTTGATCTTGACCACATCTCTCTCGACACACTAAAACCAATCTCATACATTGAAACAACCGATCCATTTGTCCAGAACACCTTTGGAAAGGAAGGGGTATTCTCTTGGATTGGTGAAATCTGGTGCGACAGATTTGCAGCACAGGGAAAAGTTAGGGGATTAAAATAATCCTCTTTTTTATTTTTTAGAGGGAATAAAAATGGTAAAAGTTCGATACAACGGCCCTGAAACATTTTATAGTTACGAAGGAGTTTCTGGCCTTCGATACAGATTCAACGCACCCAACAGGGAAGCTGAAGTAAAAAATGAAGCCGATATTAAAATGTTCAAAGAAAAGGAAGGGGGATTCACCGTAATCGATGGTGTTAATCTTGGAAATTTACCAAAGGCCAAGCGTGGCAACCCACAGAAAGAGGAAAAGAAAGAGGATTGAGATAGATGGCATTTTCAAGCACAATTACAAGTTACAGTAAAGCTGGCGACAAAATGGTCACAAGGGGAACATACACAAACGGCAACGGAGAAACGGGAGGGGATATTGACACAGGACTCGCAATTTGCGAGTTTATACAACTTCAACCATCTGGAAGTTCTGTAATTGCAACAGCACCAGTTGTTAACGAAACCTTGCCCGTTGCAGGTAGTGCCGTGACTGTTGTTACCGCAGATAATGAAGATGGATACTGGAGAGCAGAGGGTTATTAATCCCTTTTATTTTTAGGGGGATAAAATGAAAAAAATTACAATCACAATAATATTGGCCATGTTGATGGCCCTGATGGTGAGTCCGGCATTGGCGGCTGTCAACGTGGCAACGGTGCAATACGACGGGGCTTGCACAACCTCCACCGTTGCAGTATCAAGCGGGACTGTATCCGTTGTTTTGACGGCGGTCAAAGACTTCAACATCACTTACAGCGGCGAAGATGCAAGTGCGGTCACTATCACAATAGACGCAAACAGCTTCGACATCATAAGGACGGCTGTCCCTGTAATTGAAATATTATACACAGGGGGAGCAACAGCCTGCACAGCAACAATAGCGACAGACACCTTGACATTGACAAGGGACGCAAACGCAACAAACACAACTTACGACCTGACAAATGCAAATTACAACACAATCGCCGAAGTGGTCGCTGCAATAGCGGCAAGGGACGATTTCAACTGCACAGTCTACGGGACAACTTACAACGCCTTCACATCAGCCGATTTGGTTGACATGGAAGCCACAAGTTGCAAGACGGCCCTTGACCTGACATTTTCAGGAACACAAACTTGGGATATCACTAACGCCGCATATAACACAAGGGGCGAAATGATAACAGCATTGAGTGCTGTAACAGATATCACAATAGTCGAGTGGGACGGTGACGACGATTCAGTCGCAACAGCTTTCGTTGACGTATCAACAGAGGACATCACAGAACTTTTCACAGTGACAACTACCGAAACCCTGACATATACAGTTGCAACTTACAAGACCTTTGGGGAACTTGAAGACGCTATGGAATCAAGGGATGACATATCGGTCACACCATCCACAGACGTTTATGTTCAGGCAAGATTTGAAACTCTCGCAACAGCACCTCTTGACGATCTTGGGGCGGCAGATATCAAAGGCACAACAGCAACACTTGCGGCAGGCGGAACAATCGACGACTCATTCAGCCCATATTACAAGATATCTGGAACACTTGACGACGTGTTGTTCTGTATGCAGTTACGACAACCGACCAAATGGTATGTTGCTTACGAATCAAGCGGAACAATCTATGTGATTGGCGGGCCATAAAAGAAGGGGATGGATTTGATGGACAGTTCACAGGTCACTAACGCAATAATTGGGATACAACAGGACTTGGCCACGATTAAAAACGACTTGGAATGGATAAAAAAAAATTCTACAAGCGAAAATCTTGCCATAAAAGAAGTATGCACAAGGATTGAGGAAGTCGAATCTTGGCAGGATAAGGCAGAAGGGGCTATCACAATCGCAAAGATACTCGGCGGAATGGGGGCTGTCGGACTGTTCATGAATATTTTAGAAAGATTATTTGGTGTTTGACATGGCAGAAGCTTTCAGGATACAGTACACAGGTTCGCAAACTTCAGCGACAATGTATATTGAAAATAACGTGCTTACTCTTACGATAGGCGCATCAACAACAACTTATGCACTGACAAACGCCTCTTACGACACATTGACCGAGCTTGTCACAACACTTGACGCTGTAACGGATGTTGTATGCTCTCTTGTTGCGGCAGGGACAACATCGTCATCATTGTTAAATGACATCTCAAAAGATTACAAGGCTGACATCAAGACCTACATCTACACAGCAGGTTATTCAAATTACACAAGCCCGAAGAAGATTTGCTCCCTTGTCAGGAGAAATGCTGACAAGATCCAGCAGTCTTGGCTTGACGAAGCTGACGCTTTCATTGAGAATTTGACAGGCCACGTTTTCAGGTCAACAACAATATCTGCAACGGATATCAACGTCCCAAGCGGCGACATACACACAAGCGAAGACTACGCCTACCTCTATATACCAAGCTCAAACGCTTTCACACTTGACAAATACCCACACGTCACAACACTGACAACATTAACTGTCGACGGGGTTTCGGTAACCCCATCATACGTTATAATCGACGGAAACACTTTGATACTGTCATCTGACGCTGAAACTACAACGTGGGTTTCTGGAAGGGCAAAGGCTAACGTGGCCCTGACTTACGGCTACCCCGCAACTTCAAAAGAGGGCATACTTGCGGCAGAATATGCTACACTTTACATCTTGCAGACCTACATGATAAAGGAGCTGATGGATGCAAAGCTTTCAGGCTCAACAGTTCAGCACATGGACGTCGTCATAACAGATGGCACTTCTTCTGAAGATGTCACAAGACGTGAACTGCAAGCAAGGATGGCAGAGATTGAGAAGTCATTACCCAAAAAACAGAGGTTTGTATTAGGATGAGCACATTCAACCCTATAACCTTCTTGGCTAACGTGAAAAGGATATTTTCAGCTGCGGCAGGGTTAACCGGGATAGCGACTTGGAGCTACCCTACATTACAGACTTCAGAGATAAAATACCCCGCAGTTTTCATTGAGATTATAGGTGGGGAAACAGGGTGGTATTCAACAAGCGATCCAAACTCCCTCCACCGCTTCTATGTGAGGTTTGTCGTGTTTGAAGACCAGACAACAAGTTCTTCCAGTTTGGGAAGTTATTTTTCATCAATCATTGACGCTGTCGTTGCCAATCCGGATTTAAAAGATTCGGATGGTGCGGCGACTTGCGAATACTTTGGGGCTTACGAAGGAAGGTCAATCGGCTTTGACGTGGCCTCGACTGAAATTTCAGGACAATTATCAAAAAATGCAATAAGAATTGACGTGCCCTGCAAGGTCAGGGACACATAAGGTGAATTAAAATGGTATTTTCACAACATGAGGCTTTCATAAAAAAGGAAAGCACTTGGGGAACAGGTGTTGATCCAACAAGCACAACAACAGCACTTGCTGAAGTCTTGGGGGCCACAACAAATATTGATTACAGGATTGAGAACACTGTGGGTGCGGTAAATCCCGCAAGCTCCGCCTACCCGACAGAGATAAGTTATCACGAAGCAAAAGTTAGCGGCAGCATTGATTTCATGTTCATAAACGCAATGCCTTTCGTGCCAATGCTTGGAACAGTAACGGCGGCAGATCCTGTTGAAGGGCAGGCTCCTTACACATGGACAATAACACCATCGGCGACACCAGCACCGTTCACGACCACAATAATAGCAAACGGGACAAACGACAAGTGCAGGCAGATTTCGGGGTGTCTTGCCCAGTCATTGTCTTTCTCAATGAAGCTTGGCGAACCAATCACCGGTAAGCTTGACTTCGTTGGAAAAGGAATTGACATAAAAGAGGATGCATACACACTCCCAACCACAATAACACTTGACGACGCAAAGGTCTGGAATCCGAAGGACACGACAATATCAATCGGTTCCGTATCAAACTGTGCCTACATCACAGCGTTGGATTTCACAATATCAAGGACTGCCGACGTGGGTTTCAACCTCACCGCAAGGGAGGCTTCACACCAGTTCGCCGGGAAGTTTGAGGCAATATCTGGGAGCTTTTCCGCATGGATAGCCGACTCTGCAACAGCAAACGAAATCGAACAGCTTGTCGTTGGTGGAACATCAATCAACGAAACACTGACACAAACAAACGATATTGTCATTGACGCAGGTTACACAGACACCACAGCAGACACTTGGAAGATAACAATAGACGACGCACTGATACAGAGCGTTGACGCAACATTCCCTCTTGACACAAAGCATGAATACAAGTTCAACTTCTCTGCTGAAAAAATAACATCAGTCCTTTGGGAATCACCCGTAACAGTAGTTGCTGGGGCGTGGTAAATTGGCAATAGCTGACAAGTCTTATTTCCTGCATGAAAGGGATGAAAAGGGCAATCTGAAATCAAAGATTGTCGAGGTCGAGAAAGGTGTTGAGATTGAGCTTATACCCCTTGCAGATGGCGAATTATCCACATTGACCGATCCTAAAAAGGGATATATTACCATTTCAACCCACCTTGTCAGCCCAAAAATCACCCCTGATGAGCTTGAAAAATACGGGAAATCAGGGAAAATAAAGCGAATACTTGACAAGATGCTGGAGGTTTCCGGCATTGAATCCAGATGATAAGGCGAGGCTCTTTCAGGAGCAGATACTTCACAGGTTGGGTTACAATGTGTTCACCATACCTAAACTTACACCGATTGAGAGAAAGAGGCTCGTTGATGGCTATATGCTGTTCGAGTCAAAAGGTGAGTGGGAAGATCCAGAAGAAAGACAGGAAAAAATTGACGAGTTGATAACAGCAAGGAAGAAAAAAGATGGTAGAACATAAGCTCGGGGTTTCGATTGTAGGGGAAGACAAGGCTTCAGGGCCGATTAGAAATGTCCAGTCCGCATTGGTCAATCTTGACAAGTCTGCAAAGACCTCTGCCGGGGGGTTTAACACTCTCGGGGCGGCAGCGGCAGCTGCGGCAGGTTTCATCGTTGCGGAGATTGGGGGGAAGGCGGTAAGTGCCGTTTCCGACCTTACGAAGGAGATGGTGAAGCTCGGCCTTGAACAGGACAGGCTTGCCACAAGGTCAAAGAACCTATACAAGAATTTAGGGCTTGAAAAATACCAGAAAGAGATTGCGAAGACAATCGAACAGCAGTCCATCATGACAGGGATGGATGACGAGGAATTACTTTCATCATATAACAAGTTGCTTGCAGTCACAAAGGACAGGACACAGGCAACTAAACTCCTGGCACTTGCCCAAGACATGGCGGCAGGTTCAGGGGAGAATCTTGAATCATCCACAACATCAATCACAAACGCCCTGATGGGCCAGACAAGAGGGTTAAAACAGTTTGGCATTGATATCGAGGAAGACACCTTCAAAGCGACAACCTTTGCCGGCCAGATAAGGATGCTTGAGCAGGAGATAAACAAGCTTTATGCTGGGGCGGCAGGGGAAGCCGGAAAGAGTCCGGCAGGTATATTTGCAGGGTTCGAAACTGCAATCGAGAACGTCAAAGAGATGTTCGGCGAGGAGCTTATCGAGAGCCTGGCCCCGACTTTGAAGTCGATAACCGACACCATAAACGAGCTTGCAACATCTGGAAAGCTTGATCCGTTAATCGAGAGCTTTGGAAATCTTGTAACAAGCGGTGTCAAGCTTGCCGAAACGGTATCGAAGATATTAATGGATTTTATGGGATTCCAAAATTCACAACAAGCAGTCGAGTGGTTGACAACTACTTTTGAGAGGGCGGCGGTTGCAATAGATTCAATGGCAACTTCGCTTGAACGCATACGTGACATTATCGCAGGCCTTGACCTTTCAAGATTACAACCATTAGTCAACTTATTAGCAGGGGCTTCAAATCCTGGCGGCCTTCTTGGACTTATAACCGGCGACAAGGCGTTGAACAATGGAATAGCAAAAGAAAATACAAACGCCACAAAGGAAAACACCGAAGCCAAAGAGGAGGAAACAACCTCACAGAAAAAGGTTTCTGAAGAAAATATGTCGGCAGCCGAGAAGCTGAAGCTGATGAAAGGCACAACCCAAGAGGTCACGGCGGTAACTGGGGCTTTTGGAAACGCAA